CACGGCAGGCGTCGTCGAGGCAGTCATGTTGGCGCTGGGCTGCCCGGTCGAGTTCGTCGCCCCCGCCGTCTGGAAGCGCGCCGCGGGGCTGGGCCGCGACAAGGCCGACTCGCGCGCCAGGGCGAGCCTCATCTACCCGGCGCAGGCGGGCTTCTGGACGCGCGCAAAGGACCACGGGCGGGCCGAGGCGGCGCTGCTCGCGCGCTACGGCTGGGACAGGCTGGCATGACCGCTCTCGCCCTCGCTGCGTTCGCAGCCGGCGCGATGGTCGGGCTGGGCGTCGGGTACTGGCTGTTTCGGGAGCCGGCGTGAGCATCTCGACCGACAACCTGCGCGCGATCGCCGACGACCTGGATGATGCAGACGAGGCGTTAGAAGCGTTCGTCCTGGTGGCGGTGACTGCCGACGGAACTGGCCAGGTCGTGCGGATCATGTCGTCGTCGCAGGACAAGGCGGCGAGCGCGATGGTCTTGGGCAGGGCCGTCGATATGTTGCGGGGAGGGGCGTTGCAATGATCGCCGACTGGATCGACGCCGAGCTGCGCAACTGGGCCCGCTGGTGCTGGTCCGGCGCATGGCCGCATCCGCTTCCGCCAGATCATTGCGCGTCGATCGAGCACCGCTACCAGGCGCCCAGCGATATCGGCGCGGAAGTGGACGCCGAGGAAGTGGCTCGTCGGATTCCGATCGTGCGCGAGCGCGCCGAAATCGTCCACCGCGTCTACCTGGACCGGCTGACCGACCGCGAGCGCCGGGTACTGGTCGTGCGGTATATCCACCGCACGCCGGCCGATCGGGTTTCGCACAGGACGCGGCTGCCGGAAAACGTGGTGGCGGAGGCAACGATGGCCGCGGCGCGGTTGGTCGGGGAAGCGTTCAGGGAGAGGGCGGCGTTATGCAGATGAAGGTGTGCAGCAAGTGCGGCGAAAAGAAGCGGCTGGACGATTTCGTCGCAGAGCGACGGAACAAAGACGGTCGCTCAGGCACTTGCAGGAAGTGCCATACAGCACGTTGCGCAGAGTGGGCAAGAAGAAATCCAGGTCGTGTGCGCGAGATTCAATCGAGGTCGAAAGAGGCGATGCGATTGCGCCCGATCATTGAGTCAGCGGAGAAACGTTGCAGCAAGTGCGGGGCGAGCAAGGCGATTGATGCGTTCCAGAAACGGCGAGAGTCCAAGGACGGGCGGCGAGGGGTCTGCAAGATGTGCGACCACTCACGGATGTATGCAGCCGGTAAGAAGTACGCGGCTTCGCACCCGGAAAGAAAATCCGAGGCGTTCAAGGCGTGGCGTGCGCGAAACGCAGAGCAGCAACGCGAGCGGGTCAAGGCCTATTCACTGAAAAATTCCGAGGCGCTTCGAGAGAAGCGCAAGGCCCGCTACTGGGCCGATCCAGAGAAGTACAGGGCCAAGTCCATCGAGAGCGCCAGGAACAACAGAGAGAGGGTCAACGAATGGCGACGCAAGTGGATCAAAACCAGACCAGACGTTCGCGCGCGAAGTGACGCCGCTTCGCGGCTTGCGACACAACGCGGAATCGACACTTTGTCGGACGCGTATGTGAAGGCCGTGCTCGTCGGTAGCACCGTCGGTTTGACCCGTAAAGCAATCCCGCAATCGCTCATCGAGGCCAAGCGAGTGCAACTTCAAATCAAGCGCCTCATCAAGGAGAAAACGAAGTGACGACGATTACCGACATCCGCGATCAACTGGTCGAAGTGTTCAACGGACTGCGCGACGGAACGATCGAGCCGAAGGCGGCGATCGAAGTGAACAACACGGCCGGCAAGATCATCGGAACGGCAAAGGTGCAACTCGCCTATCACGCACTGCGCGGAGAGTCGCCGAATATCCCGTTCCTCGCCGCGCCGGTCGAGCAGAAGCAGCTCGCCGCCTGAGAGACGGCGGCTTTGCTCTTCGCTCGCGAAGTAATCGACCTGCTCGCCGCCTTCCCGGGCCGAGAGTGGCGCATGGCCGAGATTGTCAACCACGTCGCGCGCGGCAGGCCGAACAGCAAGCAGCAGCGCAACCGCTACCGGCAGGGTGTGCGCCGCGTGATGCTCGCGCTCATCGATGCCAAGACGGTGCAGATCAAGCCAGCACGACGAGGCGGGACGACTCTGTATCGGTGGAAGTGCGACACGGCGCAGGCCAACAGTGCTTGACGAACTGCGATAATCAGCGCGGGTCAGTGTCTCTACTGATCCAGTCTCCTCCTTGTCGGTAGTGCTTGCAGCCCGGCCAGTCTCACGATTCGCCGGGCTTTCTTTCGCCCATGCCTGACGACCTCACCACTCGACTCGACGCGCTCATCAGTTCGCAGGCTGCGCTGACCGAGGCCATCGCCACGCTGGCCCACTCGCTCGGCCTGCTCGCCCAGGCGATGGCTGGCGACGGTGAGGCGGACGAGGCGGGCCTGCCCGCGACGCTGGACGGGTGATGGTCACCCGCACGCGCGGTCGCCGATGGATGGCAATCCGTGCAGGCGTGCTGTCCAGCAGTCCGCTGTGCGTGGCATGTCAGCGCGCAGGGCGCATCAGGATCGCCGATGAGGTTGACCACATCCTGCCGCTGCACAAGGGTGGCACGGACGACCCGGACAACCTGCAGGCGCTGTGCTCCGAATGTCACGCCGACAAGACGGCACGAGACGCAGGACACGCACGCAAGCCCGAGATCGGACTCGACGGCTGGCCGCTGTAGGGGCGACGCGCGCATACCCATAGGGGGTGTCGTTTCTTTGCGACACATGCACGGACACCGGGCGCGCAGGTCTCTTTCGCTAAACGTCCAGAGAAAAGAGTATGCAGCGCGGTAGAAAATCTGCCGCAGCTTTGAGCGTCGTTTCTGTCTCGGCGGCGCAAAGGCTGCCGGCGCCAGTGCATTTGAGTGACGCGGAGAGGGGCGTTTGGATGGAAGTGGTCAATGACCAGCCGTCCGACGCCTTCACGCCGACTCACGGGCCGCTCTTGGAAGCCTACTGCCGGCACATTGTGCGCGGCCGAGTGCTGGCCGATGAAATCGACGCATTCGATCGCGCCTGGTTGGCCGACGAGGATGGATTGAAGCGATACGACAGGTTGCTCGGCATGGCCGAACGCGAAGCGCGAGCTGCGTCGTCGCTGGCAACGCGACTGCGCATTACACGGCAGGCAACCGCCGATCCGAAGACGGTCGGGCGTGCCCAATCTCGGGTTGGGCGCGCTGCAAAACCATGGGAAATCCCTGTCGAGACTTGCTAGGGGTGGCAGATTCAATGGCAAGACCGGTTGTTGTGACGCGCGCCGAGCGGAATATCGCTTGGTGCGAACAACACATCCGGATACCAGAAGGAAGATTCGTAGGGCGGCCGTTGAAGATGGCGGAGTTCATGAAAGAGGACTTCCGCGCCATCTTCGATAACGAGCACGGAACGCGGCGGGCGATCATCAGCAGGGGGCGCAAGAACGCCAAGACCGTTGAAACCGCCATGCTGATGTTGCTGTACCTGGTCGGCCCGGAGGCCGCGCCAAACAGTCAGTTGTACTCGGCGGCACGCAGCCGAGATCAAGCGGCGATTCTTTTCACTTTGGCGGCCAAGATGTGCCGGATGAACCCGGGTCTGATGGAGTACGTCGCCATCAAGGACTCGGCGAAGGAAATCCACTGCTACGAGCTTGGGTCGCGGTACAAGGCTCTGAGTGCCGAGGCGACTACGGCTTACGGATTCTCTCCGCGTTTCGTGGCTCATGACGAGCTTGGGCAGGTGCGCGGCCCGCGGGACGCCTTGTACGAGGCGCTAGAGACAGCAACGGCAGCACAGGATGCGCCGATCTCGATCATCATCAGCACGCAGGCGCCGTCGCCGACTGACCTGCTCTCTCTGCTGATCGACGATGCTTTGACTGGCGCAGACCCGCGCACGGTTGTTCGGTTGCAGTACGCCCCGGACGGTTTGGACCCGTTCTCAGAGAACGCGATCCGTGCCGCAAACCCGGCATTCGACGTATTCATGAACCAGCGTGAAGTGCTGGACATGGCGGCGGCGGCTGAGAGGATGCCGTCGAAAAAAGCTGAGTACGAGAACCTCGTGCTCAATCGTCGGGTTGAAACTCATTCGCCATTCATCGCGCGCGCGATCTGGCAGGAGAACGGCGCAGAGCCGGGCGACATCGAAGGGGCGTCGGTGTACGGCGGCCTCGACCTGTCGAGCGTTTCTGACCTCACGGCGCTGGTGCTGGTGAGCGAGCACGGCGACGTCGTGCCGACGTTCTGGTTGCCGGGCGAAGGGCTCGCCGAGAAGTCTCGCAATGACCGCGTTCCCTACGACGTGTGGGCGCGCGAGGGGTATCTGCAGACGACGCCGGGCCGCGCGATCGAGTACGAATGGGTCGCTGAGGCGCTGCGGGCCGTATTCGATCGACACGACGTGAGGGCGATCGCGTTCGACCGCTGGAACATGCGTCACCTGCGGCCGTGGCTGGAGAGGGCCGGGTTCAGCGAGGACGAACTGGAGAGGTTCGTCGAGTTCGGGCAGGGATTTCAGAGCATGTCGCCAGCCGTTCGTGAGCTCGAGTCACGCCTGCTCGCCAGGAAACTGCGACACGGAAACCATCCGGTGCTCACCATGTGCGCCGCGAATGCCACGACGGCGAGCGACCCAGCGGGGAACAGGAAATTCGTGAAATCGAAAGCCACTGGACGGATTGACGGGATGGTCGCGCTCGCGATGGCGGTGGGGGTTATGCCGGAATCCGTCGAAGCCGAACGCTCGTTCTGGGAAGCCGCGTGAGACTCTGGCCCTGGTCACGCAAGGCGAACGAGGACGGCTCGATCCGTCACTCGGCCGACCTGTTCGCGCACCTTTACGGGACACGCACGTCCAAGAGCGGCGCAAGCGTCACGACGACCAGCGCGCTTGAGGTAACGGCGGTACTCGGCTGCGCCCGAGTGATCGCCGAGGGCATCGCGCAGGTGCCGTTTCGGCTGTATCGCTCGGTCGGCAATTCGACGCTCCCGGCGACAGGGCACCCGATGTACCGCGTCCTCCACCGCAAGCCGAACGGTTGGATGACTTCCTTCGGGTTGCGCGAAACCATGGCCTTTCATGTCGCCCTGACCGGGGATGCGATTGCATTCGTGGGCCGCGACATGAAAGGGGCTGTCCGCGAGTTGATCCCGATCAAGCCCGGCGACGTGACGTGCAAGCAGGCCGAGGACTACAGCCTGACGTACGAGATCAAGGCGCCGAACGGCAAGAAGGAAGTGTTCCCGGCCTCTGCGATCTGGCACTGGCGCGGACCGTCGTGGGACGGGGTTACGGGGCTGGACGTGGTCAAGCAGGCTCGGGAAGCGATCGGGCTTGCGATGATGACCGAGGAATCGCACGCGGGGCTGCACAAGAACGGTGCTCGGGTTGCGGGCACGTACTCGGTTGACGGCAAGCTCGACCGCGAGCAGCACAAGCAACTGACCGACTGGATCGCGCAGAACTACGCGGGTGCCGAGAACGCCGGAAAGCCGCTGATCCTCGATCGAAACGCGAAGTTCCAGCCGCACACGATGACGGGCGTGGATGCGCAGCACCTTGAAACCCGGCGCTATCAGATCGAGGAAATCTGCCGCGCGTTCCGGGTGATGCCCATCATGATCGGCTACTCGGACAAGGCGAGCACCTATGCCTCTGCAGAGCAGATGTTCCTCGCCCATGTCGTCCATACGCTCTCCCCCTGGTACGAGCGCATCGAGCAGTCGGCGGACTGCCAGCTACTCACCGAGGACGAGCTGGACGCCGGCTACTTCGTGAAGTTCACGGCCGCCGGCCTGCTTCGTGGGTCGCACAAAGACCGCTCGGAGTATTTCGCCAAGGCGCTCGGCTCTGGCGGGTCGCCCGCGTGGATGACACAGGACGAGGTGCGCGCGCTGGAGGAATTGAACCCGATGGGAGGTGAGGCGGCGGTACTGCCGAAGCCGTCCAAGGAAGAGCCGAAGGAAGAACCGAATGCAGACCCAGAACCTGACGTGCAGCCTGATTGATCTGAAGTTCGCGGGCGACGAGATGTCGTTTGCTGGATACGGGGCCGTCTTCGGCAACGTCGACGCCTATGGTGACGTGATCGAAGCCGGGGCGTTCTCCAAGTTCCTCTCCGACGTGAAAGACGGCAAGCAGGCATGGCCGGCGATGCTCTCGCAGCACGGCGGCTGGGGGATGACAGCCGACGACATGACGCCGATTGGTGTTTGGACCGACATCGTCGAGGACGGCAAGGGGCTGCGAGTCGAGGGGCAGTTTGCGGATACGCCTCGCGGGCGCGAGATGTACACGCTGATGAAGATGAGCCCTCGTCCGGCGATCGACGGGCTGTCGATCGGCTACATCGCAAAGGAGTTCGAGCCGCGCAGCAAGCCGGAAGACCCGCGCCGGAAGCTGAAGCGAATCGATCTGATCGAGATCAGCCCGGTGACGCGCCCGGCGAACACGAAGGCGCGCGTTGCTTCGGTGAAGTCGATCGAGGATCTGTCCTCGCTGCGTGAGGCAGAGGAATTCCTCAGCGGCATTGGACTGTCGAAGACGCAGGCCGTGGCGTTCATCGCACGAATCAAAGGCATCGGGCCGGGCGATCCGGTGGGTGCCTCTGGCGGACCGGGCGATCCGGTGGCCGAGCTGCTCGACGCATTGCGTCGGCGAGAGACGGCGCTGCCGAACAGGTAGCCGCCAGCAACCCCAAACAGACCCGCTTCGGCGGGTTTTTTCGTTTCTGAGGACACCAAATGGACATCAGTGAAGTCAAGCGGCTGATCGAAGATCAGGGCCGTGCATGGGAAGAGTTCAAGAAGACCAACGACGAGGCCATCAAGGCGAAGGCCGACGGCAAGGCGATCGGCGATCTCGAAGTCAAGCTCGCCACCATCAGCGAGCAGCTCGACAAGGTCGAAGACCTGAAGTCGCAGTTCGATGCGTTCGTGCTCAGGTCGCAGCGCCCCGGTGCCGGCGAAGGCAAGGCCGACGAGCTGGAGGCCGAGGCGAAGTCGTGGAACGCGATGCTTCGTGCGGACTTCCAGAGCAAGGGTCGCCCGGTTCCCGCCGAGGTTGGAGCGGAACAGTACGCGCAGTACAAGTCGGGCTTCTTCTCGATGCTGCGTCACGGCGACCTGGAGCGCCTGAGCGCCGACGAGCGCAAGGCTCTCTCCGCTGGCTCGGACCCGGATGGCGGCTACCTGCTGCCGGCGCCGACCGTGGGTCGGATGGTCAAGAAGGTCTACGAGCAGTCGGTCATGCGCCAACTGGCGAACGTCGTGACGATCTCGACGGACGCGCTGGAGGGCATCGTCGACAACGACGAAGCGGATGCCGGGTGGGTGTCGGAGATCGGCACGCGCAGCGATACGGACACGCCGCAAGTCGGCAAGTACCGGATCGAGGCGCACGAGATGTACGCCATGCCGAAGGTCACGCAGAAGCTCATCGACGACGCGGCGACCGACGTGGAAGGCTGGCTCGCCGACAAGGTCGCCGACAAGTTCGCCCGCGTGGAAGGCACGGCGTTCATCAACGGCACCGGCGTCGGGCAGCCGCGCGGCCTGTGCAGCTACACGATGGCAGCCACGGCGGACGGTGCGCGTGCGTGGGGCGTGTTCGAGATGGTCAAGACCGGCGCCAATGGTGCGTTCCACACGACCAAGGCGGACCCGCTGCAAGACCTGATCGGCGCGTGCAAGGATCAGTACCTGCAGAACGCCACCTGGCTGATGCGCCGCGAAGTTCGCACGCTCATTCGCAAGATGAAGGAAGCGACGAGTGACCGCTATCTGTGGGAGCCGAGCCTGCAAGCGGGTCAGCCGGACCGCCTGCTGGGCTACCCGGCGCGGATCGACCAGTACATGCCGGCGATTGCCACCGGGTCGAAGTCGCTGGCGTTCGGCGACTTCCGCGAGGCGTTCACGATCGTCGACCGCATCGGCGTGCGCACCCTGCGCGACCCCTACACAGCCAAGCCGTATGTCGTGTTCTACAGCACGAAACGCACCGGCTCTGGCGCCGTCAACTTCGAGGCCGTGAAGTTCCTGAGCTTCGAGGCGTGATTCTGAAAAGGAAACGGAAATGAACCTCTCGAAAGACATCAAGATCACCGTCGTCGAGGCTGCCGCTGCCGCCGGGCAGACCGAACTCACGTCGGACGTGCTGGACATGCAGGGCTGGTCTGGCGTCATGTTCGTTGCACTCACGGGCGACGTGACGACCGGCTCGGTGCTGACTCTCACGGCGAAGGGCAACAGTGCGAACAGCACGTCGAGCCCGACGCCCGTGACGCAGGGCTCGGCGACCTTCACGGCCGGCGACACCGATGCGGACAGCAAGGCGCTGATCGTGGACGTGTACGAGCCGCAACTGCGTTACGCGTTCGCCTCGCTCACGCGCACGACGGCGAACGCGGTGGTG